CGGGCAAGACCTTTAGCACGAAGCTTGGCAAACGTATCATATAGATTGTCTTCCATTGCTTCTTCTGTAATGGCAAATGCCAATGCTACAGTCTCAGCCGTATAACGGGCTACATAACTCTCTTGTGCGTCATCATAAGTAACGGCAGCACCTTCACCTTTAGTTGGCGCAGAGCCAAATCCAGTGAATAGTACTTCTTCTTCAAAAGCACGATCTGAGTTTTCTATATCATAGAGAGGCTTATGTTCATCATTAACTTCTCCATACTCAACTCCAAACACAGCATTTAAGCCGGGAAGGAGTTCTTTACTAATACTAGCTCTATTTATAGCCATAATAAATCCTCCCTATTAAGCAGTAGATGCTGTTGCCGTAACATAATTGTCACGGTGTGTGTTAAGATATACTTCAACGATTGGATATGCATCACCATCACTCTCGTCAGGTAGTTGCGCTCTACCAATAACCCGTGCAGCAAGTTCTGTTTCTGCACCTGAAGAGGCCATTAAGTAGTAACTGGATTGACCAGTTGTAGTGCTTCCTGAAGATGCTGTTGAACTGACGGTTACATTGTAGTTCTTTACAATGAGAGCTTCAGCAGCAGATAGAGTTAGCGAACATTGAATGTGATAAGTTTGATTGGCATTAGTAATGACAAAAAACTTAATATCTGAGGCACTAGTTCCACCCGTCCAGTAACGTGAGAACTTCTGTTCTCCATTTTCAACATACTGACAACCCATGAAAACCCCTGAAGGCTTAAGAGTTGAAGCAATAAATGGTGAGATAGTTGCAAAGTTTGCACCCGGCAGAACTACTGGATCACCAGTGAAAATGTTGTTAGTAGGTGTACCTGCAAGGCCAGTAGATGACCAAGCAATGATGTCAGTTACAGCTTCATTGTTGTAACCTCCACCTTTCATACGAGCAGGAGTAAAGCCACGAAATGCTTTAGTAGTAGACATGTGTTTCTCCTATGTTAAAAAGAAAAGCTTAGTCTTGAAAAGACGGTTGCCTTCCTTTTGTTATTACTGACTTACTTGAATTTGTAATCGGCATACGAGAGTTATTACCTTTCATGAGTTGTGCATTTACTGCATCCATCATGTTATTAGCTTTATTCTCATAATGCTTCCTTCTAGCCGTTACTTTACCAGTTGGCAATTTTGCCAATGCTACGTCTCCACGACAGACTGTACCAGTGTAACGACCTTCTTTCCTTACGAAGGATGTAATTGCAAGTTCAGGAACCTCATCAGGGGTGACAAATTCCCAACCCTGTTGTTGTTTCTTGCCAATATTAGAGATATCATCTTGTCCTTTTACAGATATGCGTAACCAACGTAATGACATTCCGTCATTGTTAAATCGTGCTTCTACCTCTTTAGGTATTTCAAGGGCATCTGGCTCCTCAAAGGTCCACTCTTCTTCTCTTGTCTTGGCTTCTCGACTTGTATTACTACGTATTTCATTTCGTGTTGTCATTCTTTATCTCCCACGTTAATTTATATTTGTATAGCCATCTGAGTCATCAACTTTTAATTTCTCAGCAGCATATCTTTCAAGCGGTATATCCCATTTCTGTGCTAACCTAACATCTTCTTTTGTTAACTTAACTTTTTTAGAATTGGTTGGGGATGAACGTGACCCTCCCGACACTACTTGAGCAGGTGTTGACGGATTCTCCTGCACACGGTTTTGACTTTCTCCAAACTTTTGTGGAAAAGCCGATTGGATTCTTTTATTAATTTCTTGATAGAAGTCTTGATCTTCTGGATCATACCCTTCTCCTTTTAACTCTGCGTCTATTGCTAGAGCAGCAGCAGTCATAACATTATCTTTACCAAACCAATCATTATCAGAAGCCCATTGCTCTGCTCTTGGATCAGTCCTCTGAGGTGCAGGTTGACGTTGTACCTGTTGTTGTGGTGCAACTTCTTCCTGTATCTCCTGATAATTATTCTGAGCAGCAGTTACATTCTTAAGATCTATCTGAGCATCATTAAGCATTTCTTGTGCTTTAAGAACTCTATCTTTGTCACCTTCTTCAAAGGCTTCTGTGTAAACTGCTCTTGCTAGTTCTATCTTATCAGTTAGTTGTTTCTCAGAAGCATCTAAACTAGACTTACCTAATGTATTTACTTCTATATCTTTTGTTCTGAGGTTTGTACTTAGTTCCTCATTTTTTAGGATGAGAGTTTGAATATGTTCATCACGTTCTTTACGTTCAAAAAGAAGTCTTTTTATTCTTCGTGTTGCTCCTTTAGTTTCTATACCTTCTAATTCTGGAGCTTCAGCTTCTTCTTTAACTTCTTCTTCCTGTTCTATTTCTACTTTAGTTTCTTCTTTTTCCTGTACTTTTATTTCAGGTTCTTTCTTAGGTTCTTCTTCAAATTCAATTTCAATCTGATCTTCTTGCTCTGCATTCTGAACACTGACTGTGTTCCAATTATCTTCTTCCATTTTATTATCCTTCCGTTGTTTACGAAACAAACGATTTACGTATTGGTAATATTATATCATATAATTAATGATTTCCCAAATTAATTAGACATACTACTTAAATTAAATGTAGGGTCAAGATCTTTAGGATCTTCTAGTCTCATAGTTATCTGGTCATCAAAGAGTAGAATAAAGCGTACACCTTTATAAAAAAGCTTAGTTCCTATTAGTTTTCCATAAGAAACATAGTCACCAACCTTACACCAAGCACCAGCAGGAAACTTCTCTTTATCAAGATAAGCTAGATCTCCTAATGCTATTACCCTACCCACAGTCGTTAGGTAAGACATATCATCTTTAGTAGAATCAGGAATAATAATACCACCCTTAGTTTTACTCTTAACTGATACAGGTCGTATTAGTACATGATAGCCGGGAAGATGTGGCAATACTTCTGGGTCTGCTACTTCTTCTGTATCTGTAATCCATTTATCATTCTTTACTGATCCACCTAAGTGTTGTTCTCTCATTTTAGTCTTCATCTCCATATGTTCGTTTTTTAATAATATCTGTTAGATTGTTTCTAGCCCATTCCAGACTAGTAATAGATCCAACAATCTGACGGTAGTGAGAATAATCTTCTGCACCACCATTTCCTAAAGTAAGTCTAAGGTTATTAATCTCTTGATTAAATTCCTTAATGACCTCATCCCAAACTTCCATTACTTTTGTTTGGCTCCTTTATCTGATGCCTTCCAAGAGAAGTCATCCCATTTGTTTAATGAACTGCGAATATTACGTCCACCAGTTACATCTTGTGCAAATGGATCACCAAAAGACTTGTCAGTATTCTTGACATGTTCTGGATATCCTTTACCTTTCTTCATCATTAGTCTTCTCCTTTTCAATTAAACTTTTTAAATTATCTTCTGCTGTTCTATCATCTTCACTCATTTGTTTCTCTTCTTCGACTGCTAACCTGCCAAGAACATCCATAGATTTAAGTTCTTTCTTAGCTTCTCTATCAAGTTTAGCTTTCTCTTTCTTAAACTTATCAGCAGCACCTGATTCAAGCATATCAATGATTTGTTTATTCTCGTCAAGCTCAAGTTGTTTCTCTTTAAGTTCCATTTCTGCAGCTTGAACTACTGTATCTTGTTGTAGCTTCTGCTTCTGTAGTTCTACCTTGGCTTGTTCAAGAGCTACGAGTTGCTGTTCAGGTGACTGAGCCATACCAGCAGCTTGATTAGCATTCATAACTTGTTGTGCAGCTTGTGCCATTACCATCTCAACTACAGAAGGATTCTGCTGTTGCTCTGGTGGTAGTTGGCTAATAGCTTGTTGTGCTATACCATTCATCTGCTCTTGATACTTCATGACTGAGTGTTCTTGTATATTAGCTTCTAAGATTGGAGCTATACGTTTCATAATAGGATTAGCTCCATTCTGAGGATCTTGAAGATAAGCCATCTTAGTTTGTATATGAGCATCATGGTTCTGCCCCGGAAAGGCAGCAATAGGTATACCTTTAGTTGCAGCCATTATGTCTGATACTGGGTCCATCTGTTGAGGCTCAACTTTTTGAGGTAGTATGTTTTCCAGATTAGGCATGTTAGCTGCTTCTAGTATTGTCCTATTCAAAGCTTCTAGATTAAACATACCGGGAGGTGACTGCTGTGCCATCTGTAATGCCATATTAGCCATCATCATGCGATGTGCGTTAGAAGGTATGTTAGGATCAGATACTGGTATGATATCAACACGACCATCAAAGTCACTCTTGA